GCCCCGAATCGGTGGCGGCTGATTCTGCCCTTGTGTACTGTGATACATTCGCGGCCTTGTGCGTTTCTGTACGCGCTATTGTCATCGCTCGGCTCACTGAGTTTTGACCACCTATCCTGTTTGCAATAGCATTAGCTACCTTAGTCGGTGTCGCGGCGTAAGGGTCGGCTATGCTCGCTTGCATAGTCTGCATGATAACCGCGCTTGCTATAGCCACTGTATTAGAGCTAACTGTTGTTGCAGTGGTTAATACGTTAGATGCTAAAATACTGTAAATGCTATTCTCTACAAAGTTATCAAAGATGTCTTTTTTGCCTGTCAGCTTAAACGCCTTAAACCGTTCCGAGGTCTCTTTGCTTAAATCAGTTAAAATCTCGGTCATGCGCGCTTTGTGTTGTGCTTGAATCTCAGCGAATTGGCTGTTGTTTTGGTTTGTTTCGTATGAGTTAGCCAATTGATTAGCTGTCTTTTTTAGCTCACGCTTAATCAATTTTTGATAGCGCAAAGCAATTCGGTCTTGTGTCAACAAAACAGCCCTTGCATATTTTAACTTTTCTATTCGTGTCATAGCTAAAACATCGGGTTAATGTTTGGAATGTCTGCCCCTGCCATTTCAAGCGGTATCAATCCACTATTCACAAGCAATACATCACCACCATCTACAGGTTCATAACCCATCGCCTGTCTTTTCTCATTAGTGCTTATTGATTGCATGGTGTCTAGTTTGGTATTACGCTCGGCACGTCTTGGCTCTAATGCTGCCACTGAATCAATGTCCACACATAAAATATCGCTAGGTTTTAAGCCCACACGCCACCCTAGCCAACGATTAAGCGATGCTAAAAGGTTGTTGTAAAGTGGAATGGCCGAATCTTCATAAAACGCCGCCCGCGCTTGCTCATAGTTGGCATAAGTCTGACTGCCCTCGATGCCCAACAGTTGTGGTGGTACTTTTAACGCCTCACACACATCTAATTTAGCTGATGTTTTACCGCCTAAAAATTCAGCATCGCGCATCGTAAAACCAAATGACTGCCACTTGAGTCCGCCCTCAGTAATCACTGGCTTGCCTGTATTGCCCTCGCCTGTGTACGTTTCGTTAAATTGGGTTTTTAATCTTTCGTATGATGTTTCGTCTAAATTAGAATCGGTACTTAATGCGCCGCTTGGCTGCATACCGTTTTTGAGTAATGAAAAATTAGACTTTGCATAGGCGTTTAATTGGTCAACAGCATAAGAGCATGGCAACAAAGGGCTGCACCCTCTAAACCTGTCTAACGGACTGTACGCTTTCCACATGAGCATATTTGATGGTAAAACAGACATAGACTTAATATCATTATCGCTCGCTGTGTACTGCCAAATAGCAACCTTTGCCGTCATGGTTTGAGATAATACAGGCGTGAGATAATCGGGGCGTAAAATAAAAATCTCTTTGGGCAGTCGGGACGGTATAGCCGCATCACCCCATATTGGAGCTTCGCCACCAACTAAATAATAAATAACTGCCTGTTCTAAAAACTCACTTAATGATTGCAGCTCATTCGGCTGTGATATTAAACTCATTAGCGCGGCATTGTTAATGACTTCCTCACCGCGTTTAATGATAATCGGGCATGAGTTGAACGCGCTAACGTATTGTTGTATGCAAGCGTAAACAGTCGGGTTTTGCTGATATGCTTCTTGTACGAATTGGGCAAAATTATAAGCTGTAAAGTTGCTCGATTGGCGAATAAGCACACCTAAAGCATTGCTTTTCTGTTCGCCTTTCCAAAACTGCCACCATTTTTTACTCATAATCGCCGTACCTTTACTTCGGTTTTTTTGAATCGATTCGCAAGCATATCATTTATTGCATCGCACATGGGGTCTATCTGGTCGTCATGGTCGTGTCCGTCATCTGCCGTGAATGCCTCACATTCAGCAATAAAGTCGCTTAGAAAACTCGCTGATTCAGGCAAATAAACAAATCCGCTTTCGATATATGGTAAAGCATCTTGTACCCTTGTCAATTTATCCGTGTTTCTTTGTATAGCAACAACGGGTATTTTGTCTATTTTTTTAATATCTTGAATCAAACCCGTGCCGCTTGCTTTATCTTCAATACAAAATTCACGTAATGCGCCATTATTTATGTTTATATGTTTATTCCAAAAGTCGTTAGCATTACGCCTCAGCTCTGGTGATTCCCATTTACCGCGCATCATGTCTATTAGATAAGCGTTGCCGTCTGCATAGCCCCAACATTCAAAAACAGTGTAATCATTTTGCTTTCCTGTTTTTTGTGCAGTATCTGCATATATTTTTCTATATTCTATTTTTGGCAACAACGAATAACGCTTAAACCATTCACCCTTAATTATCTCACCGCCAACAACGATTGGCGATTGCTGATACAGTGATAGCCATGAGGTTGAATCCATCACCTTTTTACGTTCAAGTAAAAAATCAATAGACTTATGCTCAGGAAATAACGCATCGCCCTCTTTTCTGTTTTTCTCATTATTGATTGCTATAGCAGGATATGACAAAACCTTAATGCTAGGATTTTGGGCAATGAGTCGGCCGATTGGGTCATCAATGTGCCACCGTGTTAATATGCACAATAGTCCTGCATTTTCACTAAACCGCGTAAAGAAGTCATCTGTAAACCAGTCCCAAACACCATCTCGTATTGTTTTAGAATTAGCCTCTTTTCTTCCTTTTATTGGGTCATCAATCACACCTAAATCTAATCCCTCGCCTGTGATTGAGCCGCCAACCGTTGTATTTCTAAAATATCCATCATGTTCGCAATACTCTAAAATCTCACGATTACGCAAAAACTGACCGCTAACTGTAATGGTATTAGAGCTGTTTATTTTAGTATCGGGAAATATATCGTGATAAATAGCACTATCATACAGACGCTGCAATTTTAGATTAGCCCTTACGCCTAATCGCTCGCTAAATGATGTGTATATCGTGCGCGTGTCTGGTGTCTTGCCCGCTAACCATGAGATAAAACTAATGATTAAGTCAGACTTGCCGTGCTGTGGCGGTGCTTGAATAACTAATTGAGGTCGTTTGTTAGCCGTTAAGTCATCATAGAATTGTTGTAATTGATGACAAACATCTTCTTGCCACCAACCTAGTTTTAATTTTGAATTAGTCAGTTTTCGATAAGCAAAAAAAGACTCCCGCGCTTCACGTAGTCTTAACTCTTTTACTAGCTCTAACGTCCTAGAATTTAACACCTAATGCCTCTAATTCGGCTTTTAATTCGTCTGTTGTCATTTGCTTGGCAGATGGTATTAAGTCTTTACCATTCGCGCCTGTGTGTTCGTTCTGTACCTTGTCAGATAACCCTAACTCTCTCGCAATGATATTAGAGTTAAGCAGGTCAGCAGCCGCGCCCTCGAATTTTTGAGAATAAATAACATCTTCAATTTCTTTGACGATGTCAGAAAAATCGGGCTTCTCACTATACTCTTGCCAACCTTGTCGGCTTAATCCAATAAAAAAACACATTGCCCTAATGGTCATTGCCCGCATTTTTTTTATTGTGTCTTTAGTAATCGCACCCGATGAATGGAATATCTTTTCTTCTAAAAGCGGATTATTTTCAACCCATTGGAAATACTCACAAGCGGCTGTCCACAGTTGCTCAGGTGATTCAAATATAGGATTGCGCCCGTGTGTTTCGCGCATCTTCCAAAACTGATTACCCGCTTGAAATTGCACTATCTCATCCCCTCAACTATCCACCACGCCAAATAAACAAGCCACATACAAAAAGCGATTATACAACAAATACCCGATACTAAGCAGAGTTGTAAAAAGGCTTTGAGTGCTTTCATTTGCCGCGCCACTCTTTAAAAGACTGTTTAAGTTTTGGCAACTCAATAATTATCTGTATGACTGTATAGAGTATCGTTGCCATTATTAACCAATCTTGTAGCTGTACCCCTGCTAATGTAACCCCAGTTACAATAACAGGCGGTGAAGTTTTTATGGCTGCCATACTTAACCCATGCTCGATGTGTTGTGATGTATCAGCCATATTATTTTGCACCGACATTCTCACGCTTAAACACGCCTAGCAAGCCCAAAACAATTAACGGTACGCCACTTGCATAGTCGCCTTTTAAACACTCGCCTACGCCCTGAAAAACAGCCGCTAAACCTGCATAACTGGACGGCTCTTTTAATCTGTCTTTTAAATCGTGCATGATATTGCCCCCTGTTTTTTGTACTATACCACAAGTCAAATTTTGGGCAATAAAAAAAGCCCCTGCTGTAGTGGCTATAAAGAACGTCCTTGTTAGCTGAGTATTACTC